GCCGCTGACCGCACTACAGCAGCAAACCGAAGGTCAACCGGCCGTCGGTTTGCTGTAGGGCACGAACTTCCCCAGGAAGACTGCCCCACGGGGAAAACGAGAGCCGCGGTCAATCAGCCGTACCGTATCGATACTGCACAGTTGCGACCCGAAGGTTCGGGTGACCAGAATGTCGCCGTCACGCAAGGACGCAGCGCCGGATTGTGGCTCATTGACGTAGAGCCGGCCCCCGACGCGGTAGATGATCGCCTTCCCGTCTATGATCTGAGACGAGTTGGTACTCGACAGGCTGATGCAATTGACAGGCTTGCCGGCTACACGACCATCAAGAGCTTTTTGGAGTTGCACGTCAGGGGTGTCGCGATGAGCTGCCACGGCAGGGGTCGCGATCGCCACTGCCGCCAGGAGCATTGTCTTGAGCATGACGCTTGATAAGCCATTGATAATGAACGAGGGCTGATCGTCTTATTCGTTAGTTAAGCTGGCAGTTTCATCAATGAACCCCGCCTTGGCGAGCGCGACCGGCGCGAACGGTATTGTCGGCGGGATGTGACGGAGATGTTCGCAGCGGTGGATCATATCAACCCAGCGTCCAATCCCGTCCCAATCGGCGGCTTTGGCAAGCCTCTGGCATTCCGCAACGTAAATGTTGGTGAGGTCGTCACCATGCAGCTCGTTGAGCTCCCGCGCCTTATGCCAGCGCGCATCTTCTTCTGCCCGGTCCATTAGGGAGGGATACCGTCAAAGCCTGAACGTCGTCACCCTTTTCGTTGAGGGAAAGGGGCAATCGTCGGCAAGATGTAGATGGCTGCGGGGGTCATACCGAAGAACCTTGAGCTGAAAGCGATGCTCATCGGGTCCGTCGCGGTCGCCCGGTAGTGACGGCTGGGGCATAGCCGGAGGCTCAGGCTGATCCATTGAGCTACGTCATCAGGCCGCATGAGCGTAGGCGCGCGTCCGTTTGCTGGCTTTGTCTTGGTAGAGCTCCATGTCCGCAACCTGCATCGCATCGGCCAACGAGGTGCTGTCGGCAGGATAGGACGCAAATCCGATACTGGTCGACCATTGCGGTACACCGAGAATAGCCGGCCGATCCTGATGAATATGCCGACAAAGATCAGCGGCGAGACGCTCGGATGCCTCAGGCATTACGATCAGAAATTCGTCTCCACCCAATCGTACCGCATTCGCGTTGTGTCGTACGCACCAAGTTTGCAGGGATGCTGCGATTCGGACTAGGAGTTCGTCGCCGGCGGCGTGACCTTTTTCGTCATTCACCCGCTTGAACCCGTCGAGATCCAAGGCGGCGAGTACGCCTCCCCTGCTCGCGTATGACGGTTCTGCTGCAGCCAGCCAGGCCCGATTATGCAGCCCGGTCAGCGGATCGGTCAGTGCTGAGCGGCGCAGTTCCTCATTGGCACAGAGCACCGGTATAGCCAGCAAGGCCAAGTTGGTAATCAGGGTCAGAACAGGCTGAGACATCCAAGCGTAGTGGGCAAGGGTGTAAAACATCCCCGTCGGCTGCAGCGGCAAAGCGAGAGCACTGGCGTAGCTCGGCAAGTTTGCGAGCATGGTCAGTCCCAGCATCCGCCGAGCGGTCGCCAGCTTGGTAGCAGGCGTCAGTATCAGGTGAAGACCCGCCGCAGCTAACGATACCGAAAGTCCTACGCCGGCGGCGAATTGCGGCAATGTCGTCGTACCGAATGGATCGGTAGGCGTGACGACGAAGGCTAGGCCGGGCAGCAGCGCAAAAGCCGTTCCCCATCCTCTCGGTATTCGCCGCTGCTCGAAAGCATTCAGACCTGCAGCAATCGCCAACGGCCCGGCTGCCAGAAGCGTGTACAAGATGAATGCAGGTGCTGCCGCAATGGGATGGGCAGAGAGATCGAAGCCGACAACGCCCAGCGAGAATGTGAGATTGGCTAGCGCCCATAGCCGCCAGTGCGGCTTGGCAGGATGGCGACGCGCGACGATCTCAAACGTCATCGCAAAGCAGAGACTGACAATCAGGCTACACAACCCAAGCGTCGCCTCATCCGGCACTCGAAACAATCCCGCCCCCTCAAGCGCAAATCCCCAATTGCGCCTATACCGTCATTTACTAACAAAAGGTTAACAGTTGACTGCTGGCATAGACAGCACTTGCGCGGGGGCAGCGCATGTGTCATCAACACCTCAATGGTTTTGCGCGTCAGGAGATAGCGCTCTTCAGCCCACCCTAATCGATGGGCTTTTTCGTATCCGTACATGGCATTCCGACACCTTGGGAGATCAGAGACGCGATTGGTGTCACGCAAACAGGATCATCCCCGCCATGATGATGATCCCGAAGATCACCGGCGATGCAGCCGTGTACAGAACGGCGATGATGATCTGAACCGGATAGCGCCAGCCTGACATCCGGATCACTAGAATGGCGACAGCGCTGAGGATGAGGGAGCCCGAGGCCAGGCCCATTTCCATGTTGGTTTGAGCCACCAGCAAGAACGCGACCACCGGCATGACGACCAGTAGGGCAAGGGTGATAGCAGTCCGCATTGCTGATGCATGATCCGGCGTATCGATTGCCGCAAGTACCGGCGTGAATAGCGTCATGAGGCATCTAAGGAATTGCGATGGCGTGGCCCACGACCAGTCGACAGTCGCGTGGGTATGGCGCGGAGCACGACCGGATCCGCAAGCTGCTGCTGCGTACTGTCATCCTATGCGAGGAATGCGGGCGGCAAGGGCGCACGACCGTCGGCACCATCGCCGACCATATCAAGCCGCTGGCGGAAGGTGGCACAGGCGAGCGCGACAACTACCAGTTGCTGTGTCGCGACTGTTCGGATCGCAAGGGCTTGGTCGACAAGGGCCATCGCACCGATCGCGGCGTCGACCGGTCCGGGCGGCCGACCAGCGCATCGCACCCATGGAATAGGACGTTATGATGGGCATCGCAGCACTCATGGATCGGCGCGGACGAGCACCAATGACGGGCGCGAGCGTCGTTCGATGCCATCGACTCATGGAAACGTGGGCGAATTGCGACTCCGTCAAGCGCCCCAAAGTGGAGAAGGTGCTGAGGTCGGCAGGGGTTAGCGTCGCACCACTCGGTCGCCATCGCTGATCCCAACATGTGATGCGGCTACCCCCCGTTCGAAAGTCTGAAACGGCCCGCGCATAGGACCGATACCGACCCTCCGTTTGCGCTGAGACCAATTTTTGAGGGGGGAGGGTTTCGGCCCGGTCCCGGAGAGCCATCATGGCCGACATCATCGCGATCGAGGGCAGCGACGGCGTCCCGCCCGAGCCGAACTGGCGATCGATATTCGGCCGGGCCGCTGACCGTGAGGCAGCGTCGGCCTACTGGAAGGACACGATCAGCGAGATGCGCGCAGCGGAGAAGCTGTCCATCGCGAACGCTCATTCGATCAAGCGCCTGGTCGTCGCCTACGTCACCTTCGACATCAGCGCCCGTGAGGTGCTGAAAGCCGGACCGGTCATCAAGGCGAAGAAGACCGGCGTCCCAACCTACAACCCATGGTGGACGACCATGAGCAACGCGGCCAGTCAAGCGCAGGCGCTCGAAAAGGAATTGTGCGTCAGCCCGCGCGATCGCGGCAGCGGCGCCAAGGTGGTGAAGAAGACGACCCGGGTTACTGGGTCAGCCCGGTTCCTGAAACCGCGTGCCTAACCGCTTTCTCTCCGATCCGGATCCAACGACGGCCTGGGCGAAAGCGGCAGTCGACGGCAAGCTGTTCACGGCCGGTGAACTGGTCCGTCATGCGGCGGAGCGGCACCTGCGCGATATCCGCGACGGCGAGCGTCGCGGATTGTTCTGGCGGCCGGAGGAAGCGGCCGACTTCCTGGAGTTCCTGCCGTCGGTGTTTCAGGTCACCGATGGCCCGTCGGCCGGCGATCCGTTCTACCCGCTCGAATGGCACACGTTCGTTGGGGGAAGCCTGTTCGGCTGGCGCACCGCGACCAATCGTTGGCGCTGGCGTTCGGGCTGGCTGGAAACCGGCAAGGGGCAGGCCAAGTCGCCGCTGATGGGCGCAATCGGCGTGTACATCATGGGCTGGTGCGGCATCCAGCGCGCGCAGTGCTATGCGATCGGCGAAGACAAGAAGACCGCCAACGTCCTGTTCCGCGACGCCGCCGCCATGTGCCGGGCGACGATCCCAGGCCACGACGACGGCGAGAGCCTTGAGGCGCTGGGCGAGGTCGTCATCCGCGGCGAACTCGAAAACGCCTGGAAGATCGAGCACCCCGATACCGGGTCGTTCTTCCAGCCGATCGCCAGCGGCGAGAGCCTGTCCGGACCTCGTCCGAACTATGTGGCTGGTGACGAGATCCACGAACTGACCGATGAGAACGTGTTGCAGACGTGGCAACGCGGCATCGACAAGGTCGCGGGTAACGCCCTGTTCCTCATGGGCACGAACACGCCCGCCACGTCGCAGCACGTCGGCACCGCCTACTCGGCCAAGTATCAGTTGATCGCCAAGGGTGAGGCGCGCGACGACACCGCGTTCTCGTTCATCGCCCGGATCGACAAGGCCGACCGCGATACGGTGTTCGAAGACGAGAAGGTCTGGCAAAAGTCGCTGCCCGCGCTTGGCGAGACGTTCCCGATCCAGAATATCCGCGAGGTGGTGGCATCCGCCGTCCTAAGCCCGTCGACCCGATCAAGCGTCATGCGCCTGTATTTCGGCGTCGACACGGCGGCGGCGGACTTTTGGCTG